CGTGGCAGCAGGGAAAAATTGCGAGTACACGCGCTGTCCTGACGTATTAATGAAGGAACAGCCCATGAAAATACCTGCAACTTGGACCGGAGAGTCAGTGCTAATTGCAGCCGTACCCCAAACAGTACCAGAAGCGGACATCGACACAACATCGCCAAAGAAAATGGCGGTTGCATGACCACTAGTGATAGCCATCTGACGGGTAGCGCCAGCAAAAACCTGACCACCCAGCAAATTGACAGGACGGAACCCGTACGGGGCGTCAATTGTCGGATATGCCATAAAAATACTCCTGAATGGTTAAGTAGTTCCGCGCCCAAACGACACATCAGACCTACGCTCCTTGAAGAGCGGCATCCGCGCATCACTTTGGCGCACCAATGTGTTGTCCACAGCCTCGGCTTGTGCTTGGGTCTGAGCTGCGTAGTATGCAGATCGTTCCTCAATCATTTCAACCGGTGCTTTGCACAACACCAATCCCCCAATTTCGATGTTGTCTTTGAACCGACTTGTCGAAGAGGGGTCGTTATGCGTATACATTTCCGGATGGTCTTCAGCCTTAACAGGCGTCCAGCCTTCCCGAAATTTGGATGAGACGTTCATAGGGTCAGCTTGGCCCGTAACGCTCGTCCGAATCCACCTGAATACCCAACCCTTCTGCGGTGCAGGAGAGGGCAAGAGTTCCGGCGGGGTCCAATGTTTTTTGCGCTGTGTGGTTTCTCTACTTTCCAACTCACGAGCGAGACGATTTTCAGCCATTGTTGTTCTCCAATTTGATAACTTCTTTCGCATACGCTTCGGGTGAAATGTTCATCCGTTTGGCCAGAGCCATTTGCGTCTGCGTTAATCGCACTTTCATCGGCGCGGTGCTTCGCGTTGCTGGAGCCACCACATTAGCTGCTCTGCGCGGAGTCGATCTCTCAACCGGTTCCGTCGATTGAGTCTGCTCTTCCTCAAAGTTCTCGGGGAATCGCTTCTTCATAGTTTCATCTACTCGGCGGTAGTAGTCCTCACTAGTAGGATCAACACCAGACCGGACAAGCTTCTCATGCAGGCCAAGAGCGAGGGCTGTCATTTCCTCATCCGCGCCGAACCAAGTGTTCCTCTGTCTCCAAGCTTCCGCCTTCGGATCAGCCACTGGTTGGGGCGATCTAACCTGTTCAGTTTTAGTTTGTACACTACTTTCGTCATCTTGTAAAGAGGGCCGAAATCGCTGAAAGTCTTTCAACTTCAGTTTTGCGTCAGTAAGCGCTTCCTGCGCATCCGTAAGCAATTCAGCGTCGCCAGCTTCGTACGCTTGCCTTAACTTTTCTTTAGCTGTGGCAATTTCTGCCGTAGTTGACTTGGTAACTTCTTCGGTAAACATACGTTCACCGTTGTCAAGTCGTTGTTTTAATTGACGATTTTCCTCTTCCTTGCTTTGAGCAAAACGTAATGCTTCTTCGCGCTCTCGGGTAGCTCGGTCTTTTTCACGCCGCTCGTCGTGCCAGACTTTCTTCATCTGGGACAGACGTTTCTTAACTTTGTCGGAGTACTCCTCCAGATCGTCGTCTTCCAGCTCTTTGACAATCTCTTTTGGCAACGGCTCCCTATTGCGGTCAGCAGGTGGGGTATCGTCAATTACTTCGACTTCTACCTCGGGTGCAACCGCCGTTTCCTTTTTGTCCTCGATTTCGTCGGGGAACTTGTAGGCTTCAGCCATGAGTTACTCCTTATGCGTGAGAAAGGCCGCGCGGGTCTTCAACCACGGCTTCTACGGTGTCGTCATTGATGATGCGGAACTCGCGGTCATGAATACGCATGCGGGTTCCGGCGTACGTACGAGTCAAAACAAAATCGCCTTTTTGACACCAAGGGCCAGTCGGGAACCGTTCCTTGTCGCTGTAGGCCATCTCACCTAGCTCAACCACAAACAGCACTTGGGTGGTGATTTCTTCACGGCTAAGGGTTGACTCAGCCTTGATTAGTCCACCTTCATACTTCGCTTCAATGTGCGGAACCATACAAAGTATGCGATAGCCCTTCGGCTTCGGTAATTGCTTTGCTTTATCTTCCGCGCTTTGTTGCGTTGCGATAACATCAATGTCACTCATCGTCTTCGTGCTCCATACGGTTTGCAAGGTCTGCGACAAAATTAAGTGCGCGATCCAGACCCTGAATGATCCCGCACAACTTTGCATACTCAGCAATGTCCTTGAGCGAACCTTGCGAGATGAACTGTTCCATTTCTTTGCGCTCTTCCAAGAACTTGTCTTGAAGGTACTTGAGCGTTTGGTCCATTGTTACTCCTTAATTTTTGATGCGTTCTGTTTAGCTTGTACGGCCATCTTGAGCATTTCCAGCTCTTGCCGCCCCTCCATATCTTTTTCACGCAGTGCAAGCTCGTCTGCCTTGGCAGATGCGTCTGCGGTCATCTTCTTGGCTTTAATCTGCACTTCTTGAGCTTTGATCTGAAGTTCTTGCTGCTGCATCTGGATGAGCGGGTCTTGCGCTTGCTGCGCGGCCTGTTGCTGTTGAGCCTCGGACATGTCTTTCTGAAGCAGTTTTGCAGCTGCCTGAGCAGCCAGTTGTGACAGCTGAATCTCTATCTCCGGCGGCAGGGTGTGGTCTTCGTCAGGCGTAGACATCGGTGGCAGTGCAGCACCGAGCATCTTCTCAATCTCTTTGCGGTACTGGAACGCCACGTGCTCCATGACGTGGGCCATTGCAGCGGCTTGTAGTGCCTGTGCCCCGGGGTTCTGACCCATAATGGCTGCAATTTTGGGGTCTTTCATCGCTGCCATGTGTACGCCAAGATGTGCTTCGTGATCTTGATGCAGGAACGCCTTGACTGGTTTGCCGCGCATGATGTCCATGTTCTCGGTCACCGGGTCTACCGGCTTCATGTCGTCTTGCATCGGCACGATCTTGGAGGCGTTCTTCACACCCAGCGTCTCAATCATCTGGCGGTGAAGTACTGGCAAGTCGTATATCTGGGGTGCGGACTGCGCCAACTGGAGCACAGCTTGATACTGCACAACTCGCTGGCTCATGGTTGAGGCGTTGGGATCGGACACTGGCAAAATGTCCAGATGGTCATAATCGGACTTTTTGGACTTTTTGGACCCTACTTCCGGCTCGTAGCTGTACTCGTCCGGCGTGTTGTCCCGAATGATTGCCGCCAGCAGCTTGAACTCTTGCTTCATGGTGTAGTAGATGCGAGCCTGAACCGCACTCATCACCTTCAACATCCGCTCCAGCACCGCCAATGTCGTGCCAACCGGGGACTGGGCTGAGCTGTCGCTAATCTTCAAGTCGGCAACCGCAGCGAAGCGACGACCGTCTTCCACGATCTTGTCCATCAGGATGACCAAGACTTGACTTGGCTCTTTGTACGGCAGGGCCATGATGTTGTCGCGCATGGTTCCAGACGGGATATCCACGTCACGGAACTCCCCCGGACCGATGGGGGTGTCATCGCCCTTGATCCGCATACCACGGGTCTTCAAGCCGCCGGGCAGGTTGTTCAGGGTTCCCGCGTCTACCAGCTGGCGCATCAGGGACGTAGCCGCTTGCGCATGCCCACCGATCAGGTGAATCAGGCCGAAGTAGTAGAACCCAAAGCCCGGGATGTATCCATAGTGTACGAAGTGCTGGCGCTTCTGTTTGCGCTTGTCGTCCTCCAGCCAGTTGCGCCGTACGGACAGCACGTTCATCGTGCCCTTCTCGATGGTGACGATGTAGGGCAGTGCTATACCGGTTGGCTCGCCATCCTTGTCCTCGTCCTCGTACCCTTCCAGATCGAGGTCAACGTGCATCTCAAGCAGTTGGAACCGGTCGTCCATTGTGGCAGATAGTCCTGTTTCCTTGTTCTTTTGCTGCTCAACCTCGTCCATCGTGCGAACTGGGTCACCAAGGTCGATGTCGCGGTAGAAGCCAGCAACTTGGAGCTTCCTCAGCTCGTTCTTGGTCTTGCGCATGCGGTGAGTAACCCGCTCTGCATCTTCAAGATTCTTCGCGCCGTACGGCACAACGATATCCTCGGCAGTGATAAACACCGCTGTCTGACGATCAAGGCTGGGGTCAAAGTAGATTTTCTTGAAGGCATTACCTGACAGGCACAGACTGATCAGCATGCGCTCATGCTCGGGGCGGTACTCACGCATCACATCAGTGAGCTGATAGTTCATGTCATCCGCAACCCGAACCGCCGCTTCCTTTTTCTCCGAAGTTTCTTTGCCGATGATCTGGGTCTTAACCGGACCCATTGCTGGGAACGTCTCCATGATGGTCTCAGACTGGAACTTGACCGCACTCTCCATCAGGATGGGGTGATACACACCACACGCACCCGACCACGGCTCAGTCCGCTCTTCGTAGTCCAGACCCAGCAGCTTCAGACCCTTGATGTAGGTGTTGAGCCAGTCTTTGCGTGAGCTGATGTCCGTGTCGTAGTCACCCAGCAGGTCGGAGGCTAGGGTTGTTAGCACCCGCTCATCAATCTCGTCGGCTAAGTTTTTGTCAAACTCTTCATCTTCACCCGGCTCAATGTCGATCTCGACCCCACCCATCTTGATACCAACAGACTCCGGGTCTTCGATCTCGATCTCAATGTCCGGTTCTTCAACCAGAGACTCCAGCCCTTGCGGAGCTTGATACAGTGCTTTTTCGACTGACATGATGTGTCCTTATCTAAATTTCGGGCCGGTAAGCCACAACGTGGC